CGACCTGTGGGTATTGCAATAAGACCTGGGTGTATGCTGAAGCCGAACTCTAAAAAAATGGAAAATTTTCTTTCCAGTGTCTATACGATATTCGGAGTATTGGCTGTAAGTCTTGTTGTATGTGGGGGTGTTTACGGTATGATTGATTTAATATTATAAATACTAGTATGAAAAGTTTTAAAGAAGTAGAACAAATAGATTTGATATGTGAAGGTATGTATCAAGACTTAGAGATTACTGAAGCCGAATATCAAGGTAAGAAGGTCAAACTGAATGACCCAATACGAGGCGGTAGTAAGAAGTTCTATGTTTATGTAAAGAATAAAAAAGGTAACGTCATCAAAGTTTCATTTGGTGATACAACTGGTTTGTCTATCAAGCGTGATGACCCTGCTCGTAGAAAATCTTTTCGAGCAAGGCACAGATGTGATACAGCTAAAGATAAGACAACAGCGAGATATTGGTCTTGTTATCAATGGCGAGCAAACGCACCAGTAGATAATTAATTGAATACTTGTCTTTCATTACTCATGGCTGTATCTATGCATATAGGCCTTGATAATTCTTATAACAATCTTCATCCTCATGCTCGCTGTCAAATAGATAATACAATTACAGGTGCTTTCTATAATAGTGAAAGTAATATTAGTTTATATGCTGGTAAAGAATATTCGTTAGACCGTTTTGTAAATTTAGAGATTGGTTTGACTACTGGTTATAGTGGTGGTGATATTGTGCCGTTTATGAGATACACGGATCGAGGTTGGTTTGTGAGTCCTGCTTATGAATATGAAGAAGATAATATTGGTGTAGTAATCGGTTACGAGTTCTTATTTTCTAGTAAAGAATAGGGCATTTCCAGCCCAAGAAAGGGACCTTCGGGTCCCTTTTTTTTGCTCTAATCTTTAGTCCTGTCGGAGATATTTGTTTTTGTTAGAATTGTATAGGTGCTCGCTGAGGGCAGTCTTCCAGTTCCGGCCATATTCAGTCCGGAAATAACGAACCAAATTTGGGTCCACATTATCAAAATGATTGTAAGGATGGAAATTTGGAAAGCGAAATGCCTCAACGATACTTTGTAATACTCGTACCATTGTGTCATGCTTCCTTTCATTCTTCAGTAATATATAGATAACTTCTATATGCATTTAACGTATAAAGATAGCAACCCTTCTATGCATTTTTGATATAGTGTCTATATAGGCCCTTATACACTACATCTATAAATCCTTGGTCTTATAAGTATGGGTGTAGTCCCTTCAGAAAACCTGCTAAGCTAGCTCCAAGAGCGTATGAATAAACAACAAAGAACATGGATCGTATTATCTAAATTACCTCCGACACGAAGGGTAAAGATTGATACTTATGAATATGAAAGTCTAGCAAAGGATATACTAGACGAAAAGGTATCTTATAATAGCATGATTGAAATTTTTAATGATAAGATATATTGGGACTGGTTTAAGAGTTGTTATATTTCTCAATCAAAGGAGATTTAAGTTCAGGCTGAT